TGGCCGCGCGATCGAGGCCCGCCAGCTGCAGGGCTCGGTCGTGACCACGCAGCCCTTCGACAACCTGCGCTTCGCCGTGCAGATCCAGGGCGAGAAGCTGCTGAGCCTGGTGGAGCAGTGGTACACGGAGGAGAAGGTGATCCGCCTGTCCGGCCACAAGGGCCGGCTGGACTGGGTGAAGGTCAACCAGCCCGAGGTCCAGCCGGACGGCAGCGTCCGCTACCTGAATGACATCACGGCCAGCATGGCCGACTTCGTGGTGGCCGAGCAGGACTATTCGGGCACGCTGCGCCAGGTCATGTTCGAAAGCCTGAACCAGCTGGCGGGCCGCTGCCGCCCGAAGTGGCCATCCGCATCATGACGTTGGCCATGGAGTACTCGGACCTGCCGAACAACGACCTGGTGGCCGACGAGCTGCGCAAGCTCACGGGCGAGCGCGACCCCAACAAGCCCCTCACGCCCGAAGAGCAGCAGCAGGTCCAGCAGCAGATGCAGGCCCAGGCCGAGGCCCTGCAGATGCAGCAGGAGAGCGCGCGCCAGGCGCTGGCCGAGCAGCAGGCCAAGGTCCGGGAGATCAACGCTCGCGCCGAGAAGCTGGAAGCCGAGGCCGAGCAGCTGCGCGCGGCCGGCGGCAACCCGGCGCTGGCCCAGCAGATGGAAGGCGTGGCCGCCACCGTGCGCCGCGACGCCGACATGGAGCTGGACGAGCTGCGCCGCAAGCTGGCCAAGACCCAGGCCGACCTGGCCAACAAAACGCTGCAGATCAAGGGCGACCAGGACGTGCGTCTGCAGGTGGCGCACATCGAGGCCGACTCGCGCGAGCGCGTGGCCCAGATCCAAGCCCAGAGCCGCCAAACGCTCGACGCCATGTCGGGCCGGCTGAACCAATTCGACAACAAGGACTGATATGGATCGAGAAACCATCGTGCGCACGGCGGCCGTGGAGGGCGCCAAGGCCGCGCCGCCGGTCACGGTCGTGGCCACCAATGTGGCCAACGGCTGGACCATGACCCACACGGCCACGGCCCTGACCATCCTCTACGTGGTGCTGCAGGTCATCTACCTGCTGTGGCGCTGGAGCAATGAGCGCGAGGACCGCCGCGCGCGGCAGGCGCAGGAGCTGGCCGCAGCATGCGAGGCGCGGCCATGAGCGGGAGCCGAGTGCCGGCCGCAGGCCTGGGCATTGGCGCCGCCATCCTGGCGTCCTGGATCGCGGCCGAAGGATTCAGCGCCGCGCCCATCATCCCGGTGCGCGGCGACGTGCCCACCATTGGCCACGGCGCCACGCGCTACGAGGACGGCACGCTCGTGACCATGGCAGATCCTCCCATCACCAGGGAGCGCGCCCGCGGCCTGGCCGTGAACCTGCTGGAGCAGCAGTACGGCGCCTGCGTGCGCGATTCGCTGGGCGACACGCTGGTGCATCCGGTCGAGTTCGCACAGGCCGTGGACTTCGCGGGCCAGTACGGCTGCGGGGCCTGGCGCGGCTCCTCGATGCTGGCCAAGACGCGGGCCGGCGACTATGCCGGCGCCTGCAAGGCCTACCTGGCCTACCGCTTCATGACCAGCGCCCAGCCCCTGCAGGGCTACGCCGCCTACCAGTGGGGTGCAGGCGGCCGGCCCACCCGGTGGCGCTTCGACTGCAGCACGCCCGGCAACAAGGTTTGTCGTGGTGTCTGGGTTCGGCAGCAGGCAAGGCATGCCGCATGCATGGACGTGCAGCAATGAGCGTGCGCGCCGTCACCCATCTGGCCGCCGCAGGTCTGGCCGCGTTCCTGGCATGGAGCTACCAGGGCGCGCGCTTGGGCGCCGAGCTGGCCGAGGCCAAGCTGGAAACCACCAGCCAGCAATTGGCCGTCAGCACCTCCCAGCGCGCGGCAGAAGCCCGCTTGCGCCGGGCAGAGCAGTCCATCAACACCAACTACCAGGAGGCGCTGAATGCTGCCCGAACCCGCGAGGCGCTGCTGCGCCGTGATCTTGACCAGCTGCGCGCTGTCGCTGACGGCCTGCGCGAGCAATCCGCAAATGCCGCCCGCCGACTTGCCAGCGCTCCCCCTGCTGCCGTCACTGAGTACGCCACTGCCCTCGGAGTCGTATTTGAAGACTGCCGCGCAGCGTATGGGGACATGGCAGCAAAGGCTGCAGGGCACGCAGGTGATGTCCAAACCCTCGGCGCAGCATGGCCCGTAGTCCCGAGCCGATCGGGCGTCCTTTTCCCCCAAAAAAACACGCCATGACCTCTTGGCTCTATCACGGTTTGAGCAACTTCTGGGCGAGCCAATGACGGACGTAGCCCTTGACACGAGGAGCCCGAATGATGTGAGTAGCGGTGAAGGTTCTAAGCCCCCATGTAAGCGTCAAATACCGCGTTGTTACTTTTCACTGCAGCCTCAAGCACCTCGTGGCAGTGCTTAATTAAAATATTATTTCTCTCATAGTCGTCGTTCCATGACATTTTTCCTCCGTGATATAGATTGTTTCTAACGCGCTTTGCAGCGCTTATAAGCCGTTCGAAATCATTTCTGCCTGCCAGCGCTCCTGGTACTTCTTCAAAAGCGATTGATCCGTCGGCGGCTCCTATCTGGCGACGAGGGGGCTCTGCAAGTAAATATTCTTTTGCAGATATATATCCGGGGAAATGCTCCTCCTTAAAGTTCTCAGAAGTGAATCGTGCAAATTTTTCCCAGTCTGCATCGATTGTGTTATTTTTCTGATTTATCTTTGAATAGCCAGCTTGTTTTAATGAATATTCAATTCTAGTGAATATTTTAAAATATGCAATTGACTCTGGCGGGTCAAGAAATTCTATTACTTCTAGCATTATTTCCTCAAATGCGATTTGTTGGCGGAAACACTTGTCAAAGTGACGATATAAGTATAGCGATTCGGATTGCTCACGTTGTAGGGGTTTAAGCGAACTGATTGGCAATCTGTGAGGTATGGATAGGGTTCATCAGGCGTTTAAGGCATCTGAAGGGCGTTTGCCCCGTACCAAGCCTGCCACCCTGCCGTGATCGAAACCACCAGAGGTCACGCGCATGCATCAGTCCCTTTCCCTCCGTAGCCAGCTGGCCCTGGCCATGATTTCGGCCGCCGGCGGCACTATCGCCGCAACGCCCAAACGCGCCGATGACATTGTCAACGGCATCAAGCGCGCGCTCGATGTCCTCGCCCCCGAGCACGAAGTGCAGGGCCAACCGTCCGATGTCGGCGACCTGAGCTACCGTATCGACATGGCGAACTTCGCCGAGTCCGTTGCGACAGGTCAATTCGCGCGCGGTGGCGTGACCGGCGGCCTCGGGCCTACCCCCACTTTCCTCGTGGGCCCTGGCGGCTCCATTGCTGGCGTTGCCGCTTCCATTCCGACTCACAAGGACGCGCCCAAGAGCGACCTGGAAATAGCAACAGAGCGCTACGAACGCGCTTGCGAACTTCAGGCCGAGCACGAGGCGAAAGAAGCAAAAGCGCGCGCTGAAGCACTGAAGGCCGCAGACAAGGTTGGCGACGCCATCCTTCAAGTTAGTGATTCCCGCGACGCAGTCTTCGCGGCAAAGCGCGTGCTGGATTACGTCGCTGCTGGCGGCAAGCTCGATGCCGGAAACGGTGTTTTCGCCGTGGACGCAGCTGGCATCCATATCACCGGCAAGGTGGTGAAGGGCGATGGCTCTGGCGGTCAGAAGTAAAGGCTTGCCATGAAATCCACCCAGAAAAGTGAAACCCCGTCCGCATTGGAACCCACCATTTCTGCACGGGAAGCGCAGGACATGGCTGCGGCAGAAGCGGCCTATGACGCTGTTGCGGACCACGACGCGGCATGTGATTCGGTCTTTGATGGCCTGAGAAATGAGCCACTGACTGCTGCTGCGTTCAAGTATTTGGCGTGCATCGAATCCGGAAAATTTGCCGAGGACGACCTTGAGATCGCGCGAAAAGCGCATGAGCTGGCGAAGAGCCGCATGGCCGAGGCGCAGCAGGCTTGCCTTGATGCGAGGCTCGAACTGATAGCCGCCGCCAAATCGACAGACCGCCTGCATATCGGAATGAACCCCAAACAATAGGACACACACCAATGCCAATGAGCAACACCAACGACGACCACCTGCGCCTCCTGTCCGACGCCGAGCGCGAGGCCATGGAAGCAGACGACAACGACTACGACCCCGAGGAAGACAACGCTGCAGCGCTGGCGGCCCTGGGGCGCGGCCCCCTCGATGCGCAAGAGGAAGAAGAGGGCGACGACGACGCGGCTGACGCGGGCAAGGGCAAGCCCACCGAACCCACGGACACCACCGCTGCGCCCGCTGCAGTGCCTGCAGCCGCTCCTGCTGCAGCGCCCGCAGAACCCACTGATGCCACGCAGCCGACCGACGCGCCGGCTCTGAATCCGCAGCCTGCCCAGCAGGCCAGCGGCTACCGTGCAGAGCTGCCCGCCGACTATGACGCCCAGGTGAAGGCCAACAAGGACGCCGTGGCCGCAGCCCGCGCCAAGTTCAACGAGGGCGAGCTGGAGCAGGCCGAGCTGGACGCGGAGCTGGATCGCCTGCAAGACGAGCGCGACACGCTGCGCGACATGAAGACGCGGGCCACCATGTCGGCCGAAATGCAGGCCCAGTCCGCGCAGCAGGCCTGGAACAGCACCATCAGCGGCTTCCTGGACGACGCGGCCAAGAACCCTGCGCTGGGCATCGTGGACTACCGCCAGGACAAGGCCAAGCAGGCCGACCTGGACGCATGGTGCGTGCGCTGGGCGCGGCGCCCGGCAACGAGAACAAGCCCATGCGCTGGTTCCTGGAAGAAGGGCACCGCCGCGTGGTGGCCCTGCATGGCATTGCCACGACCAAGAAGCCGGCGGACGTGCAGCGCAAGCCTGACGCCTCGGCCGTGGTCACCAACCTGGCCGACGTGCCCGGCGGCGCGGGTGATGCTGACCCCGTGAGCGATGAGTTCGCCGAACTGGACAAGCTCACGGGCCTGGACTACGAGCGCGCGCTGGCTGGCATGTCCGAGGAAAAGCGTGAACGCTACAACCGCCTGGGCTGACGCCACCATGCTGTCCACTTCCTCTACCCCCGACGCGCGCCGCATCTTTGTGGAGCTGCGCATGGGCGATGTGCTGGAGGTGGGCGGCGCCCGCATCCAGCTGGAATTCAAGAAGGGGCAGGCCGCGCGCATGGTCGTGATGGCTGCCCCTGAAACCACCGTCAAAAAGACACCGGCCGCCTCGCGGCCCGTACCAAGCCTGCCATCTTGAGGGCTGGAACCTTTTTCAACCGGGGCGCTGGAGTGCTCGCTACCACACAGGAGCACTCCTATGGGCAAAACAGTGGTGGGCGTGAACAGCCCCCGCGCCGTCAAGCGCTTTTCCGGCAACCTGGCACTCGATGTGTCGCAGGCCTCGTACTTCGGCAAGCGCTTCGCGGCCGTGGGCCAGGGCGCCAAGACCCCCCTGCAACTGCTGACGGATCTGGAATCCGAAGCCGGCGACCTGATCAGCTATGACCTGCTGGCCGAGCTGCGCATGGCGCCTGTTGAAGGCGACGATGTGCTGGAGGGCAAGGAAGAAGGCCAGCGCTTCTACACCGATGAGCTGTACATCGACCAGGCGCGTGCCGGCGTCAACACGGGCGGCCGCATGTCGCGCAAGCGCACGCTGCACGACCTGCGCATGCGCGCCAAGCAGCAGCAGTCCAGCTGGTGGGGCCGCTTCCAGGACGAACTGACCTTCACCTACCTGGCGGGCTCGCGCGGCATCAATGCGAACTTCATTCTGCCCTTCGGCTACCAGGGCCGCGCCAAGAATCCGCTGACAGCACCCACGGCCAACCAGCACCTGTTCGGCGGCGATGCCACGGCAGTGACCAACCTGGACGCGACCGACAAGATGTCGCTGGCCGTGGTGGACCGCGCT